GAAATATAGATCACGTCGCCGGGGAATTGCAGCTTGCCACCCCCGTATCTGATCAGGTCCGCGCGCCCGTAGGTGATGGCCAGCGCCTGTTGCAGCGCCAGCAGGCTTTTTCCGAGGCCCGGCATCCCGGCCAGCACCGACAGTATCCCCCTCTCGTAGGGCGTCACCACCTGCGGCGGAGCCACCGTGCCCGACTTCAGGGCTTCGCGCAGCGTCTGCACCTTGCCGCCCCGCGACCAGTGCGGGCCGTCGCCGTTCCTGTGGTGCGGTGGCACGACCTGCGTCTTCCTGATCTCGCGCAGCAGCTCGTCGAGCTTCATCCCGGCCTTGCGGGCCTTCTCGTCACCAGCTCCAGAACCACTACCACCACTACCGCCACCGCCCGGTGTCTCCGTAGTCCCACCTGGTATCTCCTCCTCGTCGTCTCCGATCTTGCCGAACACACCCCCGGTGGCCGCGAACACCTGCGCCGCCTCCTGCCTCTCCCGGCTGTCGGCACCATGGATGTCCTCGATGATCCTCCGCAGCGTGGAGGCCGAGGCTCGCGCCGCCGACAGCGAATCCCACGTCTTCTCCGTGTCCTGCGTCAGGTTGAACTTGGCCGACTTCGCCGACCATTCCAGGAACAGGTCCAGACCCTCCGACGACCCGTCGGTGGCTCCGTAGATGGCGTGGCCGACCCTGACCCAGAAATCGTAATCGGTGGTGTCGGTGTTGGGGATCATCTCCAGCAGCTTCTTCACGGCATCGGGAGGTAATTTCTCGCCGCCCGTCGTGGCCCCCAATCCGCCCGACGGGATGTAGTCGAGTTCCAGCTGGAAGCCCGCGATGAACTGCTCCGCGGTATAGGACGGCCCCAGCTGCTTGAGCCTGGTCCTGAAGCTCTTGCGCCCCGGCTTGGTGTTGGTGCCGGAGGGTAGCCGGAAATACTGCCCGAGCGAGTGCAGGCCCCTGGCGAGGTCGCCGCGGTGTCTCCGCAAGGCCGCGTGGATGAGCCTGGCCTGGGGAGGCGTCAGCGCTGGCTCGAAGTGATAACCATACTGGTGGTTGCCGTGGCTCGTCTCCGTCTGCCACGAGGTCTCCGGCAGCAGCTTGAACAAATCCTCGTCGACCTCGACGCTGTTGATCTGGGGAACACCCGGTGCCGACATCCGGCCGACGTCGTCGAACACGATGAAGGGGACCGAGGCGAGCCGTGAATCGTCGCGCCTGACCAGTCCGGGCGGGTAGGTGGCCCCGGTGACGTGGTGCCGCTCGTCGTCGGGCATCGCCAGAAGGCGTTCGTCCGAATAATAGCCGGTGTTGCGCAAATCCTTGCCGCCGGGGACCGAGCCTGCCAGCCACAGCATGTTCCTGTCGAAACCGGAAAATGCGTCGAGAAAATCTATCGAGCGTTGATTCGAGGGGCCTTGCTTGCCGGAATCCGATACTCTATCTGTGGTCACAGGAATGCTGCCTTTCTGATGTGCTTAGCGGCTAGTCAGGTCGGTCGATGGTTCTCTAGGTAGGCTTAAGGGGCCTTCTCTCCCCGGTTGCCCTGCCGGGGTCTCTCGCCATCCACCATGCAACGTTCCGAGGGTGGGAATCAAGGTTGGCTTTGGTCGGCTAATCTCCCGCCCGCCTTCTGAGACGGGTCCGCGCCAAGACGTAAGCCCCCTCGCGCCCATTGCGCGCGGACCCCCTCTCTCCCCTCACTCATCTACCTTTTCCAGTTGTTGGCGCGAGAAGATGTGCAGCACGCCGTCCTCGTTCTCGACGACGTAGCGGACCGCTCCCAACTGCTTGTAGAAGCACGCGCGAACGACGCCGACGAAGCGATAGTCGCCTCTGACTTTCATGACGCGGTCGCCAACATTCAGATCGTCATCAGCCACCATGGGTGTCTCCCTCATTTCCCGTAGCGATCCAGCAGGCCGCCTTCGGCCGCCACCGGCAGCCCGCCCGCCCACAGCGGCGTCTCGATGACCTGCCACAGCGCGTTGGTCACGTGTGATTCATCGAAGCCCTCGTCCACCTCCCAGACCAGTTCGTCGTGCACCGAGAGCACGAGGTCGACGTCACGCATGAAGTGCTCGACACGCAGCGCCGCGTCGACGATCACGTCGCGGGCGACCGCCTGCGTGATGTTCTCCGCCAGCTTCGACCCCCATGTCCTGATCGACTTCCACTGCTTGGTGTACTGGTCGACGCCGTCGAACTCGATGGCTTCGTATTGCGGCTTGACCGGGTCCGGGACGAGACGCGGGTTGCGGTACCACAGCGGCCTGCCCGACGGCAGCTCGATCAAGAGAACATCCTGTCTGGCCTGATCCATGCCGAGGCCGACGCGGATGCCGCACCACGAGATCGGGGAGCTGTTTCTGCCCGCCCTGATGACGCTCTTGGCGGCAGAGTCGAGGTCCCACCAGAACTTGCGGATCATCCTGTTGGCGTCGCGCCACTGGGTCACGATGTCATTGGCCTCGATCGTGGAAAGCGTCATGCCGTAGGTCTTCGCGAAGTCGACGAACGCCACGTGGCCCATGCCGAAGCCGAGGCCCAGCACCATCACCTTCCCGGCCGTGCGGTTTCCCGTGAAACCATTGTGGTCGGCGGTCCATTGATAGACGTCGTCGCCGCGCCTGAAGACGTCGAGCACGTCCTTCTGCCCGGCCATCCACGCAAGGACCCGCGCCTCGATCTGCGAGAGGTCGAAAACCAGGAACTTCTTCCCCGGTGCCGGGATCAGGCAACCGCGGAGACACGCCGAAACCACCGACAATGGCTCGTCGTAGAAAATCCCCAGTCCCTCGTTTCGCATCCCTCCCAGAATCTGCGCGATGGCATCGTTGGGATCGTATCCCCTTGGAGGACGTGGAAAGTTCTGCGGCTGGATCAGGCGGCCGGAGAAACGCCCTGTTCGCGACGCTCCATAGTATTGCAGCGTTCCGCGAACACGCCCGTCGGGGTCGGCGCAGGCCAGCATCGTCCTGAGCTTGCCGATGCTCGACTTCGCAACCTTTTGACGTATTCCGAGGACCCTGACGACATCGTCCGGCAGACCGGCATCCACCGCCGTCTCCAGTGTCTCTGCAATCGTTTCCTTGCCGACGTCGGCGATCGGGTGGCCCTGATCGGCAAACCACTGTGTGAGCCTCCCTGTCTGCGTGCCGGGGCTGGTGATCGCGCCACTGGTGACGACCTCGCATTGCCGGTTGAGTTCGTTCGTCTCGACGTCGGCTATTCGGATCAGGTCGTTGATCAGTGGGATGTCGATGCGGATGCCGCGGTTGTTGGTGACCCGGTCCAAGAGAGACACCTTCTGCTCCCTGTCCGACAGGTCCGGCACGTACCTCCCAACCTCGCGCTCCGCCTCGACGTCGCGCTTGCAGTAGTTGTCGAGCGCCGCCAGCTTGAACGGGTCGTCATGCCAGAACGTGCCGTCCGGCTTGGGCTTCGACATCTGCATCATCAGGCGCTTGCCAGCGGCGTCCTTGCGTATGGCCAGCCGCAGCGCGTCTCCGGCGTCGTCCAAGGCAGCGGGAAGCCCCGCGTTGAGCGCCTTCTGCATGGTGCAGACGGCCTGCTCCGGCTTCAGCTGGAAGCCGAAGTAATTGGTCAGGAAGGCCCACTCGAACGCCGCGTTCCACGCCGCGAACTTGTGCCCGTTCAGCAGGTGCAGGGCGACCTCCGGCGGCAGCGCGTGGTTGCGCTGCGGCAGCAGGATCGACTGCACCGGGTCGTTGCCGAACGCCCACGCGAACACCGTCACGATGGTGCTGGGGTCTCTGGCGTGGCGTGACGCGCCCACCTTCCTGACGTTGGTGGCGGGGCTGGAGCATGTTTCCAGATCGATGTGCAGGATGCGGTTGGCGGTGTTAGGCATCGTCGTCCCTCTCCGCCTCCTTTATCCTGTCGATCACCTCGCACAGCAGCGCGCAGTGGCGTCCGTGGGCGACGCAGGCTTCGTCGAGGTCGTGCTCGCCGTCGCCCCACGCAATGTGGATGGCGTTCCCGGCCAGCACGTCCAGCATCGTCATCAGCTCCACCGGGGACTTGGACTGGTTGACCAGCGCCGTCAGGCACAGCTCGACGACGAAGCCCTGACGCTCGTCCAGCGCGAATTTCGGCTTCTTCATCAGGTCACCTCATATCGGTCGTGGAACACCCAGCCCAGCCTCTCGTCGCCGCGCTCGTGGTGCTCGATCCATCGCAGTAGCCTCGTGCATTTCCCGCACAGCGCATAGTCGCCGTCCACCTCCGCAGGCTCGTGGGCGCAGGTGATGGGCTGGCTGGACCTGGAGACATCGCGCCAGTGGCCGCGCACCTCGTGTCTCCGGTTGTGGCGTCCGGTGGCCTCGTGCATGGCCCTGTCATAGACATGGACTTCGTGTCCGGGGCGCGCGTCGATATGAACTGTCTTCTCGTCGAACTTCGGCAGGTTCCTGAGCCGGTACTGGAAATTGCCCTTGGCGACCGTGCGGACGATCCGCGTCGGCACCGTGTTGAGAGACGCGAGGATGGCGGTGGAGAGACGCAGCGAACCGGCGTTCTCGCGCGACATCGCCGTCAGGAGGAGCCTCATCCGGTGGGCAAATTCCTGTGTGAACTCCGGGTGCTTCCCGGTCTCCTCGTGATACATGGCCAGCCGCGCGAGAGGTCCGGTGAAGAACGAATCGATGCTCGTGTAGCCGCGCCTCTGGAGCGTCTCGATCATGGCGAACCTGAGCTTCTGGCTGCTGCTTGGAACCGTGATTCCCCACGCCGAGGACAGGAACTGGGTCCTGTCCCTGAGAAATTCCGGGTCGCTCACTGACGTGTCCGGGTCGTCGGGGTCGTGCAGCCGCGAAGTGGTCGGCCACACCGGCATCGAGCCGGTCGACGACGACACATGGATGGCTTCCCAGCCGTTGTAGGCTTTGTCCGGGATGTAGAGGAACCCGGCCCGCATCCAGTCGTCCCCCAGCTGTTCGGGCGGCAGGGGCGATGTCGTGCCGAGAGACACCTGCGTCCGGTAGCGGACCTCGTCGCTGTACTCGATCAGCACCGGCCTCGACGGCAGCCGCGCGAGGTCGGCATTGGCCAGCAGCTTCGCGACGTCGGTGGTGCTGGAGCGGGCGATGGCCCGCTCGATGAAGGTGTCCGACAGCACGAAGCGGTCGGCCCGTAGCAGGGCTTCGCGGAAGTTCTTCTTGCCGTCGACGTCAAGCCTGTCGACGGCCCTGCCCCGGAGGCTGAGGATTTTCGGCAGGTACGGGCGGGTGTCGTAGCTCCAGCCGTGCAGGAAGTCGGCCAGCGATTGCGGTCTTGGCATTGGTCTCTCCTATTGGTCGGTTTCGTTGCCCCAAGCATCCCAGCCTTCTCTTGCCGGGCCTCTCCTGTTGAGTTCGATCTTGGGGATGTTGGGGAACAGCTTCTCGATCATCATGAACACCACCTCCGGCTTCTCCGAGTGCCGCAGGTTGATGGCCGTGAACACGCTCTCCCATTGCGTGCCCGGTGCCGGAGCCACGGGATTGCCGCGTGCCCCCACCAGCAGCGTCTCGTGCCGGTTCCTGAACCAGTAGCCGGTGCCGATCTTGGGCTTCACCCAGACGGCGTTGGTCTTGTAGGTGAAGCCCCACCGCTGCATCACGTACAGCGCCTGCGTCAGCATCGGTGCCGTCGCCCACAGGAACAACACGCAGTCGTCGGCAGCGATTCCCGCGACGTGACGCCGCGCGATCACCTCCGTCGGCGACGTCGGATAGTGGTTGTCGGCGGACCGGTCCATGCCGGTCTCGCGGCTGTACGGCTCGAATCGCCATTCGGGATCGGCCAGGATCACGCCATAGCGCTTGTCCGGCAACGCCCTTATTTTCCCCGCGAGTTCGGCCTCGCGCTGCGCCCTGCGGGCCTTCTTCTCTGCGGTTTTGTCCATGCCGCGAAGGTGGAAGGCGGCGCACGGAATGTCAAGCCCGCACTTAAAAATGTAGAAATTTTGTTCGGGGTCGGTTGCAATACCATACGAACACGGCTACCTGTTGCGAAAGAATTCAACGCAACCGGGAGAAATCCTATGCCCTACTCACCCATCCCTGTCGAGGAACGCGCCTATCCGCGTTACGACTATAGAGCCTTGCTGGCGTCGATCGGCTCCGACAAGGACATCCAGAACCTGATCGGTTCTTACGGTTTCGAGAAGCCGTCGACCTCCGTCATCCGTGGCTGGCGCTCGCGCAATTCGGTGCCGTCGCGGTGGCTGCCGCTGCTTGTCCACAAGGGGATGCAGGATGGCTGGCTGAAGAACCCAACCGCATTGCTGGAGAATCCGTTTTGAAAAAGTCATCCGTGAAACTCGCCGACCTCGCCGACCTCAGCAGGATCGAGGACCCCAAGGTGGTGGCGGCGCTGAAGGAACTGATCAAGGCGATCGCCGCACGCGAGAAGCCGCCGGTCGAGGACAAGGGGCCGTTCTGATGACAGAGATCGACACCTTGTTGACGCCGTTCGCGCTGTGGCTGGGACTGGGACTGACCAAGGCCGCGGTACTGGCGATCGCCGTGTGGATCGCCGTCATCGCGTGGCACGGCACCACTGACAGCACAGGATGCGACGACTGATGACCTTCGTTCCGCGTGTCACCAAGACCGTCCCCGTCGGCCGCTACTTCGATATCGAGAAGCTGCACGAGAAGGCGGTGGACCATGCCGAGAAGATGTTCAGGCGGCACGGCATGTGCCTGCCGACGTGGCTGATGTGGGAGAACAACGCCGTCACCTACATCGAGACGCCGTGGGAGAATCAGGACGAGAAGGAAGCCACCGTCATGCTGATGCGCGACGCCATCAACAACCGGCATCAGGTCGACGGCTACGCTTTCTTGGTTGAGGCGTGGGTGGCGAAGCAGCACAAGGACGATCCCAACGACCTGCTGCCGAGCCAGCGCCCGAAGGACCAGCGCGACGACGTGCTGATGGCGTGGACCTTCCCGCGCGACGGCAAGCCGATAACGACACGGTGGCTGGTCACCGTGCGCAAGACCGGCCCCAACTTCCTTGGCCCGCGCGACGACATGTTCCTCGTCGGGATGGAGGAGATGCGTGGCCTGATGTGGAACCTGTTCGAGCCGGAAGTGACGGTCCAGTGATGGCTGATGATGACCTGATCGAGTGGCTGAACAAAGCATCTGTGGCCATCTATGCAGCGACAGACGGACCAGTTGCAGATGACATATCGCCCAAGTTGCGCGAAGCCGCCTCTCGTCTCGCAGCGCTTCAATCCGAGCGGGACTACGCCGTTGGGGCGATGCGGGAAGCTCGCGAGTATCTGAACATCGAGACAACCCATGCCAGAGAGGCAGAAGCCCAAGTCGCAGCGCTGCAACAACGGGTGGAGGCGCTAGAGCGTGAGCGCCAGTGAAGATCATCGGCATCGATCCCGGCAGTGTCTCCGCGGCCTACGCCGTACTCGACGAGCACATGAAGATACTCGACGTCGACGACGTGCCGGTGGTCGACAGGATGGTCGACGCCGCCGGGTGGTCGCAGATCGTCGAGTTCTGGGAACCCAACCGGGCGATCATCGAACTGGTGAGTGCCATGCCCAAGCAGGGTGTCGCCTCGTCGTTCCGCTTCGGCATGGGCGTCGGGCTTCTCAGGGGCGTCGTCACGGCGCTTGGTGTCCCCACCACGCAGGTGACGCCGTCCAAATGGAAGAAGGAGATGGGCCTCGACAACGACGGCGAGAAGTCGCGCGCGCTGGCGCTGCGGCACTGGCCGGGCTGCGTCAGCCTGAAGCGCGTCAAGGATCACGGCCGCGCCGAGGCCCTGCTGCTGGCGCGATGGTATCTGGAAAAACAGGGGTCCTTGAAATGACGAACGTTATGCAATTCATGCCCGGTTCGCGATCGCTGGTGACGCTGACCGATTCATTCGCCGCCAAGAAGCTGGTGCAGGAGGAAGTCCTGCGCTCCAAGCGCACCTACAGGGACATCGCCCGCAGTGCGGCGGTGGCGTCCTCGACCATCAGCAACATCGCCATCGGACACACCCAGTGGCCGCGCATCGAGACGATCATCCGCATCCTTGGCGCTCTCGGCTGGGTGATACGGGCGGAGAGGGGGAAGTGATGGAGCTTTACGAATACCAGAAGGCCACGGTGGACCTGATCCAGATCGGCGCGGACCCGACCTATCTCGCCTACGAGATGGGCACCGGCAAGACCGCCATCGCCATCGAGACCGCCAAGCGCCGCAAGGTGAAGCGGCTGCTGGTGCTGTGTCCCGCCGTCGGCAAGCTGACGTGGGCCAAGGAACTCGCCCGGTGGTGGCCGGGAGTGCCGGTGACGATCATCGAGACACGCGACCACATGCGCTATCTCGACCATGACGGCGTGTTCGTCATGTCCTATTCCAGGATTTCCAGCGTCAACAACGGCTTCGACTTCGCCAACGCCGTCGCGCAGCACCCGAAGGGGTTCGCCATGACGGTGCTGGACGAGGCGCATCATTTGAAGAACCCGAAGGCGATCCGCACCAAGGGTGTGCTGATCACCATGCGCAACAAGCTTGGCTTCGTGCTGCCGATGTCCGGCACCCCAGCCCCCAACCACGCCGGGGAACTGTTCCCGATCCTGCGCACCATCTTCCCGGAGACCGTGCGCAAGTCCAACGGCCAGCTGATGAAGCAGTACGAGTTCGAGGATACCTACTGTCAGGTGGTCAACAAATGGTTCAGCGGGCGCTCCGTCAGGACCATCGTCGGCTCCAAGAACATCGACGTGCTCAAGGCCCGGCTGGGCAAGCACTTCCTGCGCAAGACCAAGAAGCAGGTGCTGCCCGACCTCCCCGACATGACCTTCGACACGTGGCCGGTGGCCGCGCCGAATGCCCCGGAGTGGAACGTCGACTGGCGCAGCATGAGCGACGACGAGATCGAGGCGTTCTTCACGAGCGGCGGCGCGCACGTCATGAAGATGCGCCACGAGATCGGGCTGGCCAAGGTGCCGGAGGCAGTGCAGGTGATCGCCGAGACACTGGACAATTGCAGGCGCAAGGTGCTCGTCTTCGCGCACCACCAGGACGTCGTGCTGGGACTGCTCCACGGCCTCGCCGCGTACGGTCCGGTCGTCATCACCGGAGCCACCGGCAGCGCCGACCGGCAGCGGGCCATCGACGGCTTCCTCAACAATCCGGCGTGCCGGGTGTTCGTCGGCAACATTCAGGCGGCCGGGACCACGATCACCCTGATCGGCCCTGCCAACGAGTGCTCCGACGTGTTCTTCGTCGAGTCGGATTTCTCGCCCGGCAACAACGTGCAGGCTGCGTCGCGTGTGCATAGGATCGGGCAGAAGGACGCCGTGCAGGTCTGGTTCATCACCGCCCATGGCACCTACGACGATAGGATTCAGGAAATCGTCTCCCGCAAGGCGCGGGATTTTCATCTCTTATTCGGCTAAGGAGGCCAAAAACATGACAGTCGTATTCGAATTTACCGGTGACAGCGTGGCGGACGTCCATGCGTCCATGATCGCGGCGCTGCCGCCCTCGACGCCAACCGACTTCATCGCCGAGATGGATTTCCAGTCGCTGATGCTGCGTGTCGGCGAGCGCGCCGAGGCCGAGGGCTACGACATGGAGGTCTGGAAGAAGGGTTCGCGCCCGGAGCCGGAGCTTGCGCCTTCCGAGAAGAAGAAGGAGGAGGCCCGCGCCAAGCTGCGCGGCGAACTCGTCGCGTCTCTAGCCGAGGGCGTCCACGCCACCGCCTCCGTCAAGGAGGAGATCAAGCAGGAGTTCGAGGCCGGGACCGAGGACAAGCCCGCCACCCCGAAGCAGCCCGCCAAGAAGGCCAAGGGCAACGGCAAGCCCGAGACCGACGAGCAGCGCAAGCAGCGCATCATCGTCCAGCTTCAGGAGATGTACACGGCTGGCCGCAAGGCCGACGTCAACAAGCTGCTGTCGGAGTATGGTGACGGCACCCGCACCTTTTCGGCGATCCCCGCCGAGAAGTTCAAGGCGATCGAGTCGGCGCTGGAGACACTGTGATGGAGACTTACGAGAGGCACGAGTTCCCCAAGGGAATGCTGGATCGCAAGCCCGAGGGCTGGCGCTACGATCGTTTTCTGTTTCGGGAGATGTCCGAGCGCCTGACGCGGCTTCTGGAGCGCCGTCTTACCAGAGCCGAGAAGATCGAGAGACCGAAACTTAAAAACTGAAAAAATTTGATCGGGGCTGGAAATGTCAGCACATGCACATGCGTCGCCGTCGTCGTCCGAGCAGTGGATTCCCTGCCCTGCGTCGGTGACCAAGGCGAGGGGCCGTGTCCGCAAGGCTACGGTCTATACCCGCGAGGGTTCGGCGGCGCACCAGCTTGCCGAGCGGATGCTCGCCGGAAAGCGGATGAAGGGGGTCAACTCCGTTCTGGTCGACGGCGAAGACGTTCCCGTCACCGAGGAGATGCTGGACGGTGTCAACACCTATGTCGCCTACGTCCAGTCGCTGCCCGGCATCAAGCAGTACGAGACCAAGGTCATCGTCGAGAGCGACGACGAGGAACTGTGGGGGACCGCCGACACCTTCGCCGTCGACGGCAGCACGGTCGAAATCGTCGACTTCAAGTACGGGCAGGGCGTGTGGGTCAACGCCGACACGCCGCAGTTCCGCATCTATGCCTTGGGCGTGCTCAACCTCGTCGGCCCCTTCGTCGAGACGGTGAAGCTGACTGTGGTGCAGCCGCGCATGGACCCGCTGCCGCGCAGCGCGACGCTGACCGTCGAGGAACTGGCGAGGTGGGGCTACGATGTTCTTCGTCCGGCGCTCGCCAGGCTGAAGGCCAACGACCAGACCGAGACACCGGGCGATCATTGCCGCTGGTGTGTCCGGGCAGGCGAGTGCCAGGCGCTGGCCGACCTCGCCATGGCCAACGCCAAGGTGGTGTTCGGAGACACCCCGCCGGAGCCGTCGTCGATGTCCGACAGGGAGATCGGCGAAATCCTCACCCACGGCGAGATGATCCTGGCGTGGGTCAACAAGCTGCGCGCCGAGGCGTCGGCCCGCATCGACAATGGCGGTGCCGTCCCCGGCTGGAAGCTGGTCCCCAAGAGGGCCGTCAGGAAGTGGGATGATCCCGAGGGCGCGATCCTCGCCATCAAGGACAAGCAGGTGCCGCTCACCGACATCCTGCGCATCGAGACCATCGGCACCGTCGAGAAGGTGCTGAAGCGTTACAAGGTCGACGTCAAGATCATCAACCCCTACACGATCAAGCAATCGTCGGGGACCACTCTTGTGTCAGAAAGCGACGGTCGCCCCGCCGTTGACACGAAAAATGTATTTAGTGAGGTGGAACCACTTGACTAAATGTCGAAGGGAGGGCTAGATGGAGTCGTCCCAATTAAGTCTGAACCGAAAGGAAATGTATCATGGCTGCACTACTCACTCCCTACGCTACCCTCTCCTTCCCCACCCTGTTCACTCCCAAACCGCGCGCCGAAGGCGGCGAGGCGGTCTACTCCTGCGCGCTGCTGTTCGACGCCGCCGCGCAGAAGTCCAAGGAATACAAGGCGATGCAGGATGCCTGCGTCACGGCGTTCAAGGAGAAGTTCCCCGGCGCTTCGATGAATGGCGCGACCATGCCGTTCCGTGATGCTGGCGAGAAGGCCGACAAGTATCAGGGATACGAGCCGGGCGTGATGTACATCAACCCGTGGACCAAGAACAAACCCGGCATCGTCGATGCCCGCTTGCAGGACGTGATGCTGCCGGAGGAAGTCTATGCCGGTCAGCTGGTGCGCGCTCAGATCACCCCGTTCGCATGGGTCAACAGCGGCAAGAAGGGCGTGTCCTTCGGCCTCAACCACATCCAGATCGTCGCCAACCGCGACCGCATCGACGGTCGTGTCGCGGCCAACAAGGCGTTCTCGGCAATCGAGGACATGGAGGAAACCGAGGTGGCACCGTTCTGATGGACGCCGAGGAAAAGCTCGACCAGATCAAGTCTTGGTGCGACGCCTACCCGCTGGCAGTTTTCCCGGAGCCTGATTTCAAGAAGGCACGGGAGCTGCTGGAGGCTGGCGGCATGACACTCGACGCCATCAGCGCGAGCAATTTCCGGCACCTCCTTCTTGCTATCCGCCGCATCATTGACAGGAAAGAAGCATGACCCTTCTGGAACGGGTGCGGTTCGCCATCGAGTGGCGACTTCGCAATAACAGGGACGCGGTCACCGACGAGGTGATCAACCGGATGACGCCGGTCGAACTGCTGACCGAGATCAGCGAGGCACTGGAACAAATGAAGAAGGAAGAAGCATGAACGACATCGCAGACAAGATTCTTGAGAGTGGGCTAGCAGACGCTCTCAAGGTGGCACCCGGCAGCGACAGGCTCACTCAGGTTCCGCGTGTGGAGCCATCGTTGCCGGACCAGATCGCGCAGCTCGAAAGGATCGAGCGCACCATAGAGGACAAGATCAGGCGCGAGCGCGTCGCCGTCATCACGGCGCACGACGAGCGCTGGACCAAGCTGCGCACCAACTACACGCGCGACCTGTCCGACATGCAGTCCCGGCTCTCGCGTGACCTCGCCGTGGCCCTGAAGGACCTTGAGGCGGAGACCGCGGCGAAGCTGCACCAGCTTGACCAGATAGAGAAAAGGAGAGGCTGAACGCAACGGGGGCTGGTTGGAGCCGGTCCTCGTACCCACCCGCCAGAGAGAAGGGGCGATCGATGTACGTGACCTATCTCGGCTACCGCATCGAGCGGAGAAGCCGCAACCGCATCGACATACGTGACCACACCGGGCGTCTGGTCCAGCGCAAGCCGCGCTGGACCGAGGCGCTGGAGTGGATTGAAGCGACCAGCAACAAGGAGAAGACCCATGGCCACGCGACACGGCCCGCAACTGCCCACGCTCATTTCGGATGAACTACGGGACACCGACTGGCACGTCGAGTCCGGTGCCAAGCACTGGAAGATCATGATCGGCAACCACATGGTCGCCATCTGGCCGCGCGGCAACGTCGCCGCCGTCAACCGGCGCAGCACCCTGATGACCCGCTCCCGCATCCGCCAGTGGAAGGACCAGCACCGATGAGCCTCACCTTCGACAACAAGCAGCTTCAGCTGCTGCTCAACTCCGCCAAGGTGCGGTGGCCCTTGGGTCTCCGCGACTCCTATGCCGACGAAATACCGGGGGTGCCGGAGGAAGGCTTCTGGATCGTCGGCGACGACGGCGTCTACATCATGCACAACGGGGCGCTTCCCGCTGGTGACGTGCTGCCGTTCGTCGTCTACGCCAACGAGTGCAACCCCAACACCATGCCGTTCGAGCAGTGGTGGGAGGTGAAGAACCGGACCTTCGGCGGCGACGACGGGGTCGAGTTCATCGCGCGGGCCTTCATGGAAACCCTCGTCGCCAGCGGCAACGACCTTGAGGTGCAGTTCACCACGGACATGATGAATGCCGGGGAGGTCATCACCGACAAGGCGGACCCGAGACACTCCGACAACAGGGGCTTCGACGGCCCGACGGGAGCCGAGTGATGCTGCTGATCAACCTCTTCGCGGTCCTTGTCATCGCGTTCTTTCTCGTCACCGTGGCGGCGGGTGCCTTCAAGAAGTGAAGGTCTTCGTCGGCATGGAGACGTCAGGCGTCATGCGCCGCGCCTTCGTTGCGCGCGGCCATGACGTCATCTCCTGCGACCTCCTGCCCTGCGAGGACAACTCGCCCGATCACTGGCAGATGGATGTGTTCGAGGCGCTGAATCAGCTGTGGCTGTTCCGGGGATGGTGGCCGGACCTCGCCATCTTCCATCCGACCTGCACCTACCTGACCTGCTCCGCCGAGTGGGCCTATGGTCCCGGCCCCTACCACCAGAAGGTCAAGCCCGGCACCCTCGTCGGTGTCGCACGTGTGTGGGCACGGCTGGGGGCCGTCACCGAGTTCCTGGACCTCCTCAATTTGCCTATCAAAATGATAGCCGTCGAGAACCCCGTCGGCGTCATATCGAGGATCAGGAAGCCAACGCAAATAGTCCAGCCATGGTGGTTCGGCGACGACGCCAGCAAGGCGACGTGTCTCTGGCTCAAGAACCTGCCCAAGCTGACGCCGACGAAGGTCGTTCCACCAAGGATCGTCAACGGCCGCGAGCGTTGGGGTAACCAGACCGACTCCGGTCAGAACAAGCTGACGCCGGGGCCGAACCGCTGGAAGGATCGCGCCCGCACCTATGACGGCCTCGCCGCCGCCTGCGCCGCGATGTGGGGCTGAACTTAAAAACTGAAAAATTTTAGTCGGGGTAGTTGTCGTCGTCGAGGCCCTTGCCGCTGCCGTTCCTGAACATCTGGGCGAAGGCCAGCCCGGCGATGAAAGAGACGCCGATCCAGATCAGGCAGATGATCCACCACTCCATCTAGCCCAGCGCCCGGAAACGGTTCAGCAGGGGTCTCCCGGTCTTGGGATCGAGCATCGCGGCCTGCCCGACGGGCTTCACCTTGAACAGGTCCGCCAGCGATTCGTCGGTGGAGGGATTGATCGCTGGCGGTGCCTGCCCTTCCGGCCCAGGCTGTGAGGCGAGGGCGGACGGGGGGAGTGTGTCTCCCGCACCGCCCTCGGGTACGCCGAGGAGGTCGTTGTACCCTATGGGTTCGGAACCCTGTCGCTGTGGCGACGCATTGTCGACGGAGGAGGCGAGCGTGTCGGCGAGCGGCGAGTATTGGGGCGGCGGCGTGGCGGCCTCGGCTTCCTCGTAGAGATTGTTGTTGTTCAGGTAGGCGAAGGCGCTGGCGGCGTCGGCGGCGGGCGGCGGCGTCAGCGTGGTGTAGGCCGGTGCCGACGAGGTCGAGGTGGCCCCGGTGGTCTGGAGGATGTTCTCGCCATTGGCCGAAAGGTTCTCGCCCAGCGTCTTGTTGACGTCGATGGGCTTGCCGGTGCCGCGCATCAGCGCGACGGTGCTCTCGTCCCAACGCTTGACCGGTATCTTCGACGCGATCTGCGCCTGCTGCTCGTAGCTCGCGTGCAGCGGGTCGGGCGCGTATTGGCGGCCACCGAACTCGTCCCATGTCCCGGTGGTGATCTGGAAGTAGCCCTGCGCCTGCCCCGACGAGGTGCCCTGCGTGGTGTTGGCGATGTTGCGGCCACCGCTTTCGTTCTGGAGCAGGGCATTGAGGATGCCAGCCATCAGATCACCTGTAGCCTGCGCGGCAGCGGCATCTGCTGGGCGTCGGGATCGATCCACTTCGTCGGTCCCTGCTCCCATGGATTGTCGGTGTGGCCCATGAGGACGCCCCACCGTCGCTTGAGCGCCTCCTGCTTGGCCGGGTCCATCTCCGTTTCAAGCCCCTTCAACCTTTCGTAGTCGGTCGGCGGCGGGGATGGCCGCGCCACGGCGGGGCGCTGGACGGCGGCCATGAGAAGGTCGGCAAGGTCCGGCATTAGAATCTCCTCCCCGGCAGCTGCGGTGTCCCGGCCTGCCCGATCGCCTTTACCTGAAAGAGGTCAGCCAAGGGAGTTAGGGAGGGGGATAACGGAGTACGTGTATTACGTTGCGGAGACACGTTATCCAAGGCGCTTACCAGGGCGTTCTCCAGGGGCGGCGAGGCGGCCCCAGTCGGTGTCTCCCGCAGCACCGGGTCATTTCCGGCACTGCCATTTGTCAGTCTATCGGCCGCATCTTGGGCAAGCTTCGACAAATCGTAACGTGGATCAGGCGGCTGTGTCGCATTTGCTAGCACGGCTGCCGTGTCTCCGACGCTGGTGGTGGATGCCGAAGTGGGGGCACTACCCGACCTCGCCCCCAGAAGCTCGACATGCCACGGTTCATGCCCCATGGGAAAAGTAAGGCCATACTTGGCCGCGTTGGCGTGCGCCCAGGCACGGGCCGCGTCGTCCTTGAACTGGAGGTCGGCCGCAAGCCGCATGTTGTGGCGGCTCTTGCCGGGCGGAGCCACCCAGTGTCTCGCCGCCCCCGGCGAGCCGTACTTCTGGACGGCTGCCTGGTAGAGTTCGGCCTGGTGCTCGGGCGATCGGTAGCCGCTGCCCACGGAGATGCCGGGGCTGGCCGCGAGGAACTGTTGCAGCGAGCCACCAAATTGAGGCGTGAAATCCTGAAAGCCCGAGAATGGCATGTCACTGACTCATCAAAATCCGACCGGCCGCTTCCTGCTCGGCCCGCTGCCGCTGCCAGTCGCTCTCCAGATTGTTGTAGGCACCCTCCGCAGCCATGCCCTTGACGGCGAGCGACGGCCGGATGGCGTCCTTGAGGATTCCGGGCAGCGTCCTCGGTGCCTCGACGAGGCTCCTGACGATGTTCGGATTGGTCATCGTCCTGCCGAGTGCGTAGTTCGCGAGGGCACCGCCGACACCACCGACACCCAACCCGTAAAGTCCGGTCAGGACATCACCATGCGCGAGGCCAGCAGCGCCGCCAAGGATCGAACTCAGAGGGAGGCTGACGTTCGGAGCGACGCCCCTGCTGCCGCCCGGCAGGGTGCGCTTGCCCGCCCGCTGTGCGTCGGCAGCAGCCAGGAGAGCGACGTCCTCCATGGCCTGATTGACTTCCGGGATGTCCCCGGTGAGCGTGGCCCGGTAGTCGGGGTCAACCTCGGTGAAGCCCTTGCGCGGGCCATGGATGTCGAACTCCTCCGGCTTCGGCTCGGAGACACCGGCACGGCCCGGCCCCCTGATGCCGAGGTCGAGCCGGTTCGCCAGGATGCGCGCCAAATCGTCCGGGTTGTTGCGCGCCAGCGGCTCGGTGGGTTCGACGGATTGCTTGCCGGTGCCGGAGAACACCTTGCCGTAGGCGGCCCCGGAATCCGGGGCCTCGGCGGCCTTGCGCATCTGCTTGATGTCTTCGTACTTGCCCTTGGTCTGCGCCTCCACCGTGTCGAACCGTGATGCGGGCACGCCCTGCGACTCGGCGGTGTCCTTCATCACCTCCGTCATGCCCTTGTAGCCCTCCTTGCTGAAGCCTTTCTTGATGGGCTGGTTCTGGTGCGTGAGGGTGTTGCCGACCTCGCTGCGGCGTCCCTTGACGGCGTTGTAGCTCGGGTCGGTGAGGACCGGGTCTCCGGTGACGGGGTCGATCAGCGGCTGCCCGGTGGCCGGGTCGATGCGCGGCGGCATGTTGCGCTTGAAGTCGTCGATGATGCCCCTGATCTGGTCGCGCAGGCCCTCGTCGTGGACCTTGGTCATCAGCGTGTCCATACGGTCGAAGAACGCGGTCGGGTCGGCCGACGTGCTCGCGCCGACGTCGTTCTCAAGGTCCTGCTGCACCCTCTTGATGAAGTCCTCGGCGGTCTTGATCCCCTTCTGGGAGGCACCGGCCGTCTCGGCCCCGATGCTTTCCCTGGTGATCTGACCTGTCGACGGCTCCGGCGTGATGCTGCTGGCGCTGACCTTTCCGGTGGCCGGGTCGACGGTGCCGCTGCCACGGCCGCGCACGGTCTCGAACTGGTTGATCAGCGCCTGCTCAAGTCCAGTATAGAGTTGGGCGCGCGCCCTGAGAGCGGGCTGGCCGGAGACGACGGCACCCCCCGTGAAGTCCTGTAAGCGGTCCATGCCGCGCGAGCCGACGGTGCCGAGGTCGATCGGCAGCTGCTTGTCCGGCGGCAGGTTCTTGTTGAGGCGGTCGATGGCTTCAAGCTTGCCCCTGCTGGCGGCGTCTGTCGTCACCTTGCCGGTGACGGAGCGGCCACCGGCCGTGAGGAGACCCGGCAGGATGGCGGAGCCGAATGCCTCGCCCTCGACCCTGCCCTTCTCGCCGCCGATCATCTCGCCGACACCGCCACCGATCTCGCCGCCCGCGATCCCGGAAGTGCCGATGATCGCCGTGCGCGGCACCAGCATCGCTGCCGCCGCAGGAGACGCAAGGCCACCCGTCGCTGCCTCCATCACGGCGATGGGGCCGAACACCGACGCCACGTCGCTGGTGCCCTCGTAACCCTTCGGCGCGGCCGGAAGGTTCTCGTCGTAGGCATTGGTCAGCGGGTGGACGTAGTTGCTCCCGGACACCGGCTGCCCGGCCAGCGACTTGACGTCATTGACCAGCACGTTCCCGGCGCTGAGGGCGAGGTCGCCAAGCCCGGCGATGCCGCGCCCGGTGCCGTGCAGGGCTGCGGCCGGGTACTTCCATGCCTGGGTAAGCAGGCTGTCGTTATCGGCGTTTGGTTCCGGGTCCGCCGTGACGCTGGCCACGCCCGACACGTCGCCGCTCGGCACCTGCGCGCTGGGCTGCGACGCCTTGGCGTTGTAGCGGCTGACGTAGTTGTCGATCTCCTCCGGCGTGTACTGCTCGGTGTCGAACTCGGCCTCCCGCCCGTCGGCGAGTGTCTTGACGACCATAGCCATCACTCAAGCTCCCCTGTCTTGGGGTTCGCATGCAGCCGCTGCTTCTTGTCACCTTTCGTCGGGGCTATCCAGTCGACGTCGATGCCGTTCATGGCAAGCTCCTCGTCGATCTTGCGCAGCACGTCCGGGTTCTGCTCGCTGCTGAGGGCGAGACGTGCAGCCTTCAGGTACTGGGTGCGGTTCTGGCGGGCGCTGGCGTAGTCGAGCGGGTCGTTGCTGCCCGACGGCATGGCGAAGCGGGCCTTGTAGTCGGCGACTTCGTTGGGGTTGACGGCCGCGCCGGACTCCGTGCGCTTCGGGGCATTGATGAACGTCAGGACGGCACGGCCGTACGCGCGTGTCTCGGGGTCGACGATCTTGTTGAGCACGGCCTCGTTGATGCCGGTGCGCGACCAGTCGTCGAGCGCCGTCTGGAAGGTGCCGGGGATCGGCTTCCCGCCGGGGCCGTACTCGTTAAGGATGGCCATCGCCGGGATGGATTCCATCAGGTGCTTGGTGCCCTGCGTGGCGCTGTCCGTGACCTGCTTGGTTTTTGCCTCGCCGAAGGTCGTGGTGACCATCTTGGGGACGCCCTCCCTGCCCTCGATGGTCTCGGTCTTCGACGGCGGCTTGCTGCCGGGATCGGTCCAGCCGCCGTTGTTCTTCACCGGCACCGTCTTGCCCTTGTTCGGACCGCGGACAGCCATGACCTGGACGGCCGATCCAGGCACGACAGGTTGCTCCGCGGCAAGCTTCTCGGCAGGGGACACTCCCGGTGTCTCCGCTGCCGCCGGGGGCTGCTGCGCTTGAGGTCCTGGGGTGAGCTGATCCGGCCTGCGGAACAGCGCATCGGGTGGCAGCTTGTACTTGGTCAGGGCCTGCTGCTCGCCGGTTCCCAGCTGGCTCACCGTGGTCTCCGGGTTGTTGAAGAAGTCCCACGACGCATTGTAGGAGCGCTGCTCCGTCGGGCTGATGGCCTTGCCCTCGTCCAGCTTCCTGTTGGTCGCGAGCAGGTTGTTGTAGTTGACGGCGTATTCGCTGGTGCCTTTCAACATCCCGCTGTTGTCCGTCTGTCCGGGCGCGATCATCAGGGTGCCGGGCGCTGCATTCGGGTCCGGGTCTTTCATGTAGGCGGTGTCGCCGATCTGGATGTACCCGCTCGACAGGGACTGCGGCGCGGCCTTCGCCACGTCGATGGCGTGCTGCGTGGCGACCTTGTCCTCGGACGTGATCTGCGTGGTGGTCGACGGCAGATTGCCGGTGGCCAGCATGGAGTTGATGCGCAGCCGGTCGATGTCGTGGATGTCGCCGTAGGTGACGCCCAGCCCACCGGCCAGCTTGTTGAGGGCACCGGCCACGTCGCCGCCATTGGCGATGACCATGGCGGCGAGCGCCTGCGTGCCAGCTGCGTCCATCCGCGCCACCGGCTTGCCGGACTTGTCGTGGATGACGCCGACCTCGGGTTCCGGTCCCCTGACGTCGGCCGCTCCCGTGGCCTCGTCCGGGGTGATCGGCAGCGGCATGGGCGGCCCCTGGAGGGGTTCTCCTGGAATGGTTGCTGGCGTGATGGCGGGCGGTGTCTCCGCCGGGTAGTCGGGTGTGGGGCCTGCGGGCCTCGGAGGAAAAGGCCCCGACACCGCACGCCCTGGAATATCCGTGACCACTCCCTGCGGGGAGGAGCGCAGCGGTGGTTCTGGAGGAAGCGGAATTACGTCGGGGAAAGGATGCGAAGGCTCCGGCACATAGTCGAGCGTGTTCTCGTCGACCGGCGCACCGGCATCGAACGGGCTGACCGGCACCGGTTGCATGTCGAGCATGTTCTCGGTGCCGGGAGCGCCCTGCGGATTCCAGTTCGGAGCCGGTCCGGTGTCGAGCGTGTTCTCGTCGACAGGGTAGCCGGGGTCCCACGCCACGGGTGCCGGGGTCGTCTCCGGTGTCGGCGAGAAATAGTCGATGACGTCCTGGAGCGTGATGAAATTGTCGCCCGTCGCGCGGCTGATGTTGGGGTCTCCGCTCGGCTGGACAGGCCCGCTCGGCAACCGGCTGTCGTGGTAGTCCGGGAAGAAGTTCGGCTGCCCCTGCAACGGGTTGAACGGTACCTGCGGCGGCTCCACGATCTCGGGCGGAACACCCAAGAGGTCGCTGACCGAGAACGGCACCGCCTCGTTCGTGCTCGGGCCGTAGTCTGCCGCCCCGATGGGAGCTGGCATGTCGGGGTACACGCCTGGGCGCGTGCCCAGCTCCGGCCCCCGGTCGGGAGGCATGAGGTCGGAGACACGAGGGAAGGTCGAGAGACGCAGGTCCGGCTCCGGCGGAGGAATATTATCCGGCTGGTCGGCTGGCTGCCCCTGGATCGGGCCGCCGGGACGCCCGGCCACCGGGGAGGCATAGCGGTCGGAGCCGATGATCGTGTCGATCGGGCGCGGGGCCGGGATCGCCACGGCGTCGGGGCTGGCGACCTCGACGGCCACGGGCGGCTCGGTGGTTCCCTCCGGGCCGATCGCGTCCTGAAGATACTGTCCGGCCGGACCGACGCCGCTCTGCGCGGCGCCCGTGCGCCACTCCTGATCGGCCGTCTTGGCATTGTTGAGGGCCGTCGCCGCTTCCTGCGCGCGCCGATAGTACTCGTCGTTGACGAGGTCCGACTGGAGCCGCCGGATTTTGATCTCCGTCTCGGGGTCGCCGAACATGGCCTTGGCGAAGTCCGCGCCGAGGCTGGATTTGACCGCGAAGTCGTTCGACGGCGAGTTGATCTTCAGGCCCATGACGGCCATGGCTGGCTCCTAGAAACGGGTGGTCATAGGAATTGCGGTGGTGGTCTGCGGCAGCTGCCACTTCGATGTCGGAATGATGTTGGTGGTCTGCGGCAGGTTGGCCCCCACCTCACCGCCGCTGAACGGGTTGCCGAAGGAACCGCCCATGCCCATCGAGCCGAAGCTGAGGGCCTGCGAGAAGATGCTGGCCAGCGGCGACGGCGTGTAGGTCACCTGCACCGGGTTGACGGCCTTCTCCCTCTCGAACGCGCCCAGCGAGCCACGGCGCTTCTCGTTGGCGAGATCGATCCCCTGTCCCGCCTGGGCCTGGAGGATCGGATTGTCGCGACCGAGACCGCCGAAGCTCTCGCCGAACGAGGAGACACGGGCCAGCGCCTTGATGCGCTGCTCGGCACCCTTGCTTGATTCGTGGACCTTCTTGGCGAGGTCGGTCTGGAAGTTCTCGTCGCCACCCTGCTGCCCCGACAGCAGGGTGGCGTCGGCTGCGGCAACCGGAGGCGCGCCACTCTCCGGGCTGGCGGTCGAAGCCTCGCTCTGCCCGAGGAGATAGTCCGCCAGACGCGCCTCCTCCTTGCCCTGCCTCTCTGTCTGCCCCTCGCCGCCGACCTGCTGCGCGCCCGCCTGCTGGGCCGCCTCGGCCTGCTGGCGCAGGTTCTCCTGCCGTCCCTGCTCGGCGACGCGGTCCTGCTTCTGCTTGGCCTGCCAGAGGTCGACCTCCTGCTTCTGTTTCTTCTGCGCGCCCATCTGCCCGAAGGCGTTGGCGGCGGTGCCAGCGGCACCGACCACGGTCGAGGCTATCGACAGGCTTACCGGATCGCACATGGTCGCCTCACCCTACGATGCTGGTCGCCTGCCCGGCCTTGGGCAGTGCGCCGATGCGCTTCAGATATTCAGCGTTCTGAGCGCCCTTCATGTAGCCGGAGCCACCAATCGAGGCGATATCGAAGATCGCTCCCAGCGGCGTCAGGTCCGGTGTCTCCGAGGTGATGTCGCGGATCGCCGCGGTCGCCTGGTTGGCGGCCACCTCGGGGTTCTCGGTGGCGTACAGCTGGGCCGCCGCCTTCTGCTCCTCGGCGGCGGCTCGTGATTTCAGGTCGCCCGTGGCGGTGTCGGTCTTGGAGAGCACTTCGGCGTCGCGCAGCAGTTTCTGGTTGGCCAGCTTGGCGGTCTCGGTGGCGGCGGTGTCGGAGCGCAGCTGCCCGGCACGCGCCAGATTGTAGGTCGTCTGGTCGCGGGCGTCGGCATACTTCTCGGAGACCTGCGGCTGGTAGTAGTCGAGCATCCCCTGCTTGAACTTGTTGTAGAAATCGTCGCCGATGCCAGCCGAGGTGCCGGTCACGACCTGCTGGTCCGCCGTGGCCGCCGTCGTCGCGCCCGGCACGGTCTGGGTCACCCAGTGGCCGCCAGAACTTGGCTGCGACGTGCCGCCGCCAGTGCCGTGCGAAGCACCGCCAGCGATGGTCTGCTGGCCCGATGACGGAACCCACACCTGCTTGGTGGTCGCAGCCCCCGTGGATGCGGGCGTACCGGCGACGGTCTTGACGGTGTTGCCGCCGTGGAACAGCGCCTTGATGTTGGCCAGCCCGGTGTCGAGACGGCTCTGCCGCTGCGTCTCCTTGGCGCGGGCCTGGGCGGCTTCTTCCTCTTGCATCTGCACCATCTTGCGGGATGAACTGTCGTCGCTCTTGCCTCCCATAGGAGCCTCCTAGAGTGCCCGGCCCATCATGGTGCCGATGACGTTGAAACCAAGCTTGCGGAAGCTGTTCTCCAGCGCCCGCGCCGACCGTGTCTCCGACGCGATCGGCGCGTGGAAGGCGCATGCCCCGTCCTGTTGCGCCAATTGAAGCCCCAGCTCCATCAGGAGAGCCGGGACGGCCGTGCGGCGGTGCGCCTTGCCCACGAAGAAGGTGCCCATCACGGCGACAGGTCTCTTGGAGAAATTGTGGTCGAGCGTGTAGGCGAAGAAGCCGACGATCTCCTGGCTGTCGACCTCGATGGCGATCAGGAACACGCCCTGCCCGAACTCGATCTTGTCGTGCATCCAGCCGCGATAGCGGATTTCGTCAGGCTCGATGCCGCGGTCCTTGTAGTGCGCTTCTTCCCAGTGCTCCGGCCACAGGGCGACGATGCCGTCGACGTCGTCGACGGTGGCCACGCGGAACGTGTAACGCTCCATCGTGTGGCGGTAGATGCTCTGGGAGAGGAGCCTTTCAATGGGGGCGTGCATCCGGCTCGTCGCGCTGGAAAAGGAGGACGTCCTCCTGCCGGGTGCCAAAATCCCTGGATGTGGCCCTCGGCGTGAAACCGAGGTGGCGAAGCCAGATTTGCGATGCCCTGTTGTCCGGGTCGACGATGCAGACGGCCTTGCGGACGCCAGCATCCCGGAGCGCCGGTATCATAGTCCTGCGAATGAATTTCGTCACGGTCCCGACGGACTTGCAGCCGTCGTCGGTCTTGAAGCCCCAGACGAGGGCCGTGTCTCCCAGCTGCTTGGCCCCGAAGGCGAAGACCGGGAGAGCGTTGTCCAGTACCACGTACTTGAACTCGCTCTCCCAGGCATCGTGCGCGAGCCGAACGTAGTCGTTCGGGTCCCTCGTCAGCGCAAGTTCGTTCCAGTCGGACTCGCACATCCAGACGCCCACGTAAAGCAGATCATCCATGGTCGGCTGGTTGACCGTCTTCATGTCTCCGAATCCGCCATCTCGTAGTGGACCGCGCAGTTGCTGATCGTCGCCGCTGCGGTGTCATTGTTGTAGAAGCGCAGCGAGAAGTGGGAGTCGTAGCCCTGCAACTCGCCAGCGCCGACGTTCCAGGTAGGCTTGGTCAAAGTGCCCAGCACCTCCTCGGCATCGGGGTTGTCGAAGTCGAAGGAGACACGCGCCTCCCAGGTGCCGGACACGGTGGCGTCGAGCGCCGCGAACTGCTTTTTATGACCTGGCTTCTTGCCGTCGAGGTACGGCATCCTCACCTCGACGCCGCAATTGCCGAAGGTCAGGCCGTCACTGCCGCCGTAGACGAAAATCCTGTCGTCGCTGGTGCGGAAGAAAATCTTGCCGCCGCAGGTTACCGCGTACTGCACGGTGGCTGTGCCGATCTCCGGGATGGTGAACGTGCTCCACGCCGTGATCTTGGGGCCTGGGAAGTACGACAGCACCAGTATCTGGTCGGGAAACACCATCCAGAAGCGGCCGACGCTCGGCTCCAGCAGGGCGATGGCCTTGTCCATGTAGGACTGGCCCTTGCCGAGAAGCATCGCCTGCACGGTCGGGTCGACGGGAGACCCGATGTCGGACACGGCGGCGGAGTTCGAGCTGTCCTTGGCCTTCAATGACCGGATGCCGGACTGGTCGAGGTAGAGCACGTCGCCGGAGCCGTACTGGAGCGGCGATCGTGGCGAAAAGGTGCCAGCGGCACGCAGCAATTGGGTGAAGGCGTTCTGCGCCGGGTCGGGGTCGACTGCCCAAATCTGCACCGCCTCGGAGGAGAAGATGGCGAGCTTGTCGTAGTAGACTTCAAGGCTTGTCAGCTGCTCGGAATCGGCGTCCTGCAACGAGATGTTGATGTAACCGCGCCCTGCCGTCGGCTGGTCGTCGATCCTGACGCCCGTGGTCTGCGCCGCCGCAGCGCCGGAGCAGTCGACATCGTCGAGGATGAAGGTGTTGGCGGGTGTTCCGACGGCGGAAATGGTGTGCAGGCCGTTGGCGGCGCTGTGGGTGTCGTCGGCTCCCGACACCACGACGCGCTTGCCGTTGCTGAACTTGGTGATGTCGGCAGCGCCGACGGTGACGCGGGCAGGGCTGGTGTTGGACAGCGACGTCACCACGACCGAGTTGACGACGGTCGCGGCGTTCCAGATGAAGGGGTTGCCGACGGCGCTGAAAAACAAATTCTTGCCCAGCACCGCGTACATCTTCGACTGGTAGGTGCGGACGTAGTAGCCCTTGCCAGCGCCCTCGGTGAGCAGCATGCCGGTGCCGGTCGTCGACGGGTCCCAGTAGTGCGGGTTCTCCGCCGTGGTCGGGGCCGATGGCAGCGTCCCGGAGCCGGTGCGGCAGGCCAGGTAGACCTTGCCGTCGAAGGTGTCGTAGTCCATCTGCGTCAACGTCGCGTCTGCGTTGGGTACTTTCAGCCCTTTCAGCGTGACGCCCGGCACCGGCCATGACGGCAGTGACGGGTCGATGTTCTTCCCGAACACGAACAGATTGGCCTCGGTCGAGGCCAGCCCGAAGGTGTTGGGGACCGACGCCACCTGCACGAAGGCGCGGCGCTTGGCGATCTCGCCGCCGGGGGTGATCGAGGCATTGACGAGGCGGGTGAGGGTTCCGGCTGGCGAGGTCAGCGGGGACTTGCGGGTGTCCAGCCCGGCGGCGAAGTTGTCGACAATTTGATAAGTCACCTAGCCCGGACCATTGATCAGGTTGACGTTGACGCGGTGAAGCCCGACCGGGGTGCCGCCGCCCAGCGTCGAGATTTTGTTCTTGGCGTTGATCTTGTTGCCCAGCACCTTGGTGATGTGTCTCTGGGCCTTCTGCATCTTGGTGGCGGCGTCCTCGGCCTTGGCCCGCGCCAAGAGGTCGGCCGCCGTGAACAGGATGATGGCGGTGGCGTCGAGGGTGCAGAGGTCGCTGTCGGCGATGAACGGTGCCAGCTGCTGCATCCCCTTGAAGCGGATATTGCCGCCGGGGGCATCCGGCGTCGGCCACACGCGGAAGCCGTTCGGCCCCTCCACGTCCCACGCCTGTATCGGGTCCGAACGCGAGGTGTTGTTCCCCGACGGGTCGATCATGTCCTCGTCGATGCCGTAGGCCAGCGGCACCCAGTTGGTGGAATCCGCGGTCGACGCCCATGTCTCGCGGATCATGTCGTAGGTCATGGCGACGGGGGTGCTGGGGAAGGTGTAGAGATACTGCCCGGCCGCCATGGCGACGTTGGCGCGGACCATCAGGTCGGGCCACACGAACGCCGTCCACAGCTCCTCCTGAGTGCGCGCCAGCAAATATTTCAGCGTGTCATACTGGTTGACCCCCTGCGCCACCGACAGCGCATGGCCCGCCTCGGCGCGCAGGTTCTTGACCATGACCGACAGCTGCTGCGTACGCATGTCAGGCTCGCTTCTTCAACGGGACCTTCGGCTCGTCCTCATCGAACGGAACGCTCTCGTCGGCCTCGGTGATCTCGTATTCCCTGGTGAGCGGATTGAACCACGAGACACCGCCCCTGACGTGGACGTCGGGGGCATCCATCTCGGCGGGTGCCGAACGGCCGCCCCAGGCGTGGGCGCAGACCTCGTCGCCGTAGAGCATGGCGAGCCTTTCACGCTCGATGCGGCCCGGCTGGGTGACCCTGGCGAAGGGCTGGACCTCGGTGATGCTCTGGCCGCCGTGCAGCAGGCGCAGGATTTCGATCTCCGGCCACGACACCGGGTCGTTCTCGGTGCGGACGACGACGTTCCTGTCGTCTCCGCCCAGCGCAATATTGGCTTTGCAGAAGTGCATGGTGTCTCCCTGTGCGTTGCGGGAAGGGGGGTTAAGCACTTTAACCCCCCTCCTCATTCATGCGATGTCGATCACGAGGGACGAGTTGAACTGCTTGCCGATAAGCTGGCAAGTAGAAGTGATCGACCTGTACATGATGAACTTGTCCGCCGGACGTGCTGGAGTGTGCTTGTGCATCCACTCGTCTTCCATGCACATCAGGTAGATTTTCTTCGAGTCGAACCAGTAGGCTCGCTTCGACAGTCCGAGATCGTCGAGGGTCGGATCGTACTGCACCGACGTCCCGCCGAAGCTCATGTCGCCCATGGAACCGTCCTGCGTGTTCTTGAAGCCGGTCATGGAGTAGTTGCCGTTGGCCCTGATCTCGGTCTCCATGGCACCGATGAAGGCGCTTCCGGCGATCAGCGTGTCAGGCTCGCTGCCGTATTTCGCCAGCATCCGACGCTCGGACTGCAAGACTTGCAGGAGAGCGCCACCATTGGCGATGTTCGAGGTGATGGGGCCACCGCCCCACGCGGCCAGCGCCGGGGTGCCGGTAACCTTGGCCCCCATTGCCGCCGTGTAGGCGCGGTTGCGCCACCACTCGTTGCCTGCCGTGGCGCGGTTGATGCCGCCGACGATGCCGACCGTTGGGTCATCGGCAATCAGCAGCTTCAGCCCTGCCAGGGCCTTGGCGTCGGCGACACCGTCGCCGTAGAGCAGGAGATTCATCTTGCGGGCGTACTGCTCGCCGAGATCGAACAGCTTGTCCTCAAGCAGCCCCACCAGCACATGCATCTCGCGACGGCTGTGCTCGGAAGTGCGCTCACCGTTGGAGCCGGGATCGACGACGGAGATGCCGTCGATCTTCAGCTCGGTATGGGTGAAGGACAAGCCGATGTGATGCTCGCGCCACGGGTAGTTCGCGCGCTTGATGTTGGCGGGATTGTAGAAGACGACCTGATCGTCATGGGTGTAGCCCTTGACGCCGTCATTGACGCCAGCGGCACCGAAAGCGCCCGACACCGCAACCGAGATGTCGGACTTGCCGCCCGGAAAAAACTTCTTCCGCGCGACCATCTTGTCGAATAGCGGTCGCTTCTGGAGGGTCTGCCTCCACACGTCGCCCTTGTCGAGATAGAAATCCAACGCCGCGTTGGCGATGTTGGTCAGTTCACCAGCCGTGAAGGCCATGGGGGTAATCCCTCGGGATTAGCCTCCTGCCCGCCTCGCGTTTTCAAGTCCCTGGAGTGCTGCTTCCATGAGAGATTTCGGTGCCGCGCGAGCAGAAGACGTCTGCGTGGCTCCGTTCGGCTGTCTGGGCGTCGCGCCCGGTCTTGGTGCTATGGACCGCATCTGGCGGTTGACTTCGTCGTAGGCGCTTTTCGTTATCTCTAACGCTTCCTGCACTGTCGAAATCTTGCCGCCGCGCTCGAACAACATGGCCTGGGCCGCCCTCCGAACGGAGGGTGCTTTCGCCTTGTAATCCGGGTCATTGGCAGAGAGACGCATCTCGAAACTGGACACGGCGCGCTGGACGTCGGCCTGGACGGCACGGACCTGGGAGACCTGTGTCTCCTGGGTCGTATCGCGGAGTTCGAGCTGCGTACGCTGGTGGTCGAAGCGCTGCCGCGCGAACTCTTTGGCTGCCGTCTCGGTCATCTGACCGGCACGCACGCGGTCGGACAGGTCCCTGGGGAGAACGACCCCGAGGTATTCCTGCGCCGTCCGCACAAACGGTGCAACCGCCTTGTAGAACGAGGCATAGTCCCCGGCCCGCAGCATGGCAGCCATCTTCAGCGTGCCAGTCACGTCGTCGGCGGAAAGCTTGTTCTGTATGGCGAACTGCTCAAGCTCGGTGCCGATGCTCGCAGCGGGACGTAGAGCGGCAACCTCGTTGCGCAATTCCCGGCGTTGCTTCAGCAGCTTGTTGATCTTCTTCTTGACGAGGGGAGCCGCCTCCGGTGGAGCCGTCTCGTCGTCCTCTGAAGACCCGTCGTCCTGTTCCTCTGGTGTCTCTGCCTGCTCGGATTGGTCAGGCGTCTTGTCCTGGGGAGCGGACGTATCCTTGGAGTCGTCCAGCGCGTCGCGCTCGTTCGTGGCCGGAACCACCTTGAGGACAGCGTCGAGCAGGCTTTCCTTGGATTGATCCCCTTGTGGGGTAGACGACGTCGTCGGCTCGGACGACGGAGAAGATTCGGGGGCTGGGGACGGCGACGGGGAAGAGTCGGGAACGGCGGACGTGGTGTCCGCAACGGCTGTCCCGTTTCCTTCTTCGGCCATCTCGGAATTTGCCCTGGTTAACGCCTTATAGGCGCAACAAAATGTGCGCGTCTACTGCAATCTGGTCGTCGGCATCTGCCCGTTCGGTGAAGCCTGTGCCGGTGGGGACACCGGGGCCTGCGAGTTGGTCGCGGGTGGAGCTGGCGCGTTAAGACTACCTTGAGGTCCCTGCGCCGCCGGGTCTCCCTGCCCCGGCAGGCCTGGAATCTTGCCGGAGTTCATCGAGGTGATCGAGGGCAGACCATCGGCGATCGCCTCGTCGACGTCGACCTTGTCGTCCATCCTCTGGAGTGCCTGCTTGACGAGGAACGTCGGCTTGATGCCCGGCAGCTGCATCAGGATCGGAGCCAGCCTCTCGAAATTTTGAAGTTCCATGGCTTGATTCGGCCTGCCCGAAGAACCTGCCTGGATTTCCAGATAGATGTCCTTGGCGACCTCCGCCTTGGTCATCACCGGCCACATCGCGCCGGGGCCGACGATCGACTTCACGACCTCCTCGGAGACGTTGAGCAGGAGTATCTGCCCGGCGGCGCGGGCGATCGCAGTGAGCGTTTCATCGATGTCGTCGACGGCGGAGCCGGTCGAGCTGGCTTTAGCGCTGGCAGCAATGGACGTCTCGGTGGCGGTGTCTCCGCTGGTGCCGCCGAGATCGGCCTCCTGGTCGCCCACGGTCCTCTGCAAGTCCTGGAAGATCGGGTTGACCTCGTAGAGGTTGGGGTCGACCGGCGCTCCC